ACTTTGATCCTACAGATTATGCTCCTGATTGGAATACAGTTGCTGAAGAAGCAGAAATAGCATACAAAGAATATCTATATCTTCTTAACTTTAATATGTGGGAAATGAGTGAGTTTTGGGATGGTGGCAGTCTTTCGCCAGAATGGGCTGATACTATGAGAACGCCAAGTGGAATTCAAACATACAACCCATTAGGTTACGCTTTGTTTAACACATACATCGATCCAGTATTGACAAAGCCAGACTTTACTACGCTAAGATCAATATTCCAAAATAATGACGCAGGTGTTTCGGGGTACGTCCCATCAACTCGTGTAAATCAGTTCAATTGGTTTTCCTTGACAAACGCTGTAACAGGTGGTAGTAATGGAACATACACATATGACCGCGCTGGTTCATACACAAACCCAATAGATGAAGACGATAATAACCATGGCGCACACTGTGCTGGTACTGTAGCAGGCAACTCACAGGGTTGGGCTAGAGACGCTACAATCTATAATATTAGTCCATACAGCACAAATCCTAATAGCCTCTCATCGTCTCTTATGTGGGACTACATACGCGCTTGGCATAACACAAAGCCAATCAATCCAAAAACTGGACGTAGAAATCCTACTATCACAAATAATAGTTATGGTTCTTCCATCACAACAAATTACAATGGTTCTTATACCACTGGTAAAGTAACCAGAGTAAACTATCGTGGGGTTGATTTTAATCCAGGTCGTGACTTGACAACACAAGAATTGCGTGACCGTGGGTTCTATGCACCAACTCTACAGATGGACATTCCAAACTACTTTACTTCACGTAATGCTGACATGCAAGATGCTATTGATGATGGCATTATTATTGTAGCATCTGCTGGTAACGATAGTTGGAAAACTACTAATCCAAGTGACCAAGATTATAATAATACATATAACATGGTTTACAATGGCTATAACTACTCTTGGAATTTACATAGAGGAACAGGTTCTGGCGCTGGGTATGCCCCTGTTATTAACGTTGGTGCAACTTCAAACGATATAAATGAAGATAAAGCTGACTTTAGTAACTGCGGAAATCAGGTTGATATATTCGCTGCTGGTGAAGGTATTCAAAGTAGTTTGCACTCTGGTGGTGTCGATGATCCACGAGATGACAATTATGATCTTGGTAAGTATGCAGGAACGAGTATGTCAGGACCTCAAGTCGCTGGTGTATTGGCAATTCTTGCTGAAAGTTGGCCTAACATGACACAGGCAGAAGCCCAACAATGGCTCACCGACAACGCAAACAGTGATCAGATGGCTGATACAGAAGCAGACGATCCTATGGATTTGAATAGTATGCAAGGCGCTCCAAATAAATACTTACGATGGATTAACCAAAGAGTAATATCTGGGACATCTTTTCCACAAAAAAACTTCAGAATCAGACCAACTTCTGGAAAAACATACCCTCGTCCACGTATTCGTAGAAGAGGTTGATGCAAATGCTTATAAATATTAGAAAAGAACAGGTGTAGGGTGATATGACTGAAGTATTGACAAGTAAATTAAAAAGTGATACAACCAGAATGTTCTATCAAGACATTCAGGACAATGACTTTTATGTCTTCGTATCTTCTGTAACACAGGGTACGGATCGTATTTCTGCATCTAACTCTCAAAGCAGTAAAAATCAATTCCTTGAGAACGCTATCTTTGGTAAGAAAGTTCTTGGTACAGACACTAAGTTCATGATCAAGTATCATCCTTGGCAGAAAGATCAAACATATGTTCAGTATGACGATCAAGAGGATATGACTGACAAGAAGTTTTATGCAGTTGTCGGACCTACAAACAACGACACTGGTGATTACCGTGTGTTTAAATGTTTGTTTAATAACACCGACTCGCCATCTACAGCACCACCAAACTGGAACCCATTCACTGAAGGTCAAATATATAGAACCGCAGACAAATATGTTTGGAAGTTCATGTATGCAATCACTCCAGCAGAATTCGAAGCCTACAATGCTATTGGTTATATTCCATTAGCTTCTGATGTTATCATCGATCCAGACCCAAATGCTGATGCTAATAATGTTGTTTACGGATCAGGAATAAGTGACATCTTTGTATCCAATCCAGTTGATAACGCGGGTTACCCATCTATCAGTGGTTTCCTCATGGCGGCTCCTGGTAATGATGGTACATTAACAGTAAGAGCCACAGACATAAATCAAATTAAAAATTTCTACTCTGGAATGTCGATTTACATTACGAACCCAGATGGGGGCGCATCAAATCTTTATGTCATCAGTTCTTATGATTTTGAAGTTGGGGTTCAGTATGGTAAGATTAAAGTAACAGGAACTCCTTTGGCAGATGGTGTATTAAATGGTTCCACGTTTAAAATCGTACCAACATGCATAATCCAAGGTGATGGTACTGGTGCAAAGGCACTTCCAAATGTCATTGAAGGCAACATATCTTCCCTACTAATTCTAAATCCAGGTTCTGGTTATACGAGTGTAACAGCAAGAGTTGTTGATCCTATATTCGATTTTGATCCAGAAGACCCTATTTCTATCGACGTAAGAGCTAATTTAAGACCAGTTCTCACACCAAAAGGTGGGCATGGATGGAATATGATTGATGAGATGCATTGCCGACACATCTTACTTTACGGCTACATCACAGAAGCCAATAACAACCAGATTGGCGCAACAAACACTTATTCACACCTTGGTATTGTCAAGAACCCAGAGTTCTTAAGTGCTTCGGCAAATAGTGCAAACACACCAACAGTTTTTGATAACAGAATTTCAATCGTTACAAACCAGTTTGCTTTTGCGACTGTGGATGCTATGTTGACACAAGTTGACTCTGACAACAAAGTTACATTCGAAGGTAAAGTCCATGAAGTGGATGCAACTTCAAATACTGTATATCTATCTAGTTACATGGGACCTTATCAAAACATTGCAAATAATGACACGTCTCTTGACTACACGAAAAAATTGGTAAATCCGCAGGGGCAACGAATTACCATAAATAGTCCACAAGCCAACAACACAATCGAGTCTGATTACGTTCAGCGTAGCGGAGAAGTTTATTTCATGGAAGATTTTGTCCCTCTTGCAAGATCGTCTACTTCGAGAGAAGAATACAAATTAGTATTAGAATTTTAAGGAACCTTACACATGCCAATTAATACAAATTTAAATATTGCTCCATACTTCGACGATTTCGCGTTGGAGAAACAGTTCTATAAAATTCTATTCAAGCCAGCATATGCGGTACAGGCAAGGGAACTGACGCAATTGCAGACTATTCTGCAAAACCAAGTCGAACAATTTGGTGACAATATCTATCAAGAAGGTAGTATTATCAAGGGCTGTAACTTCACAAACCTAAATGGTTTGCAGTTTGTTAAGTTGACTGACAAGACTGGTTTTGATCCAGAACTCTACAGACCAACCACAGCGGATGAGGTTGTATCAGGCGTAACTAAATCTATCGATACTAAGTATGAAATTGAAGGCGCTATCACTGGTCTTAAAGCTTCTATCATTACTACAGACAGAGGTTTTGAAACACGCCCACCAAACCTAAACACTTTCTATATCAACTATTTGAACTCAAACGAATCTGGCAACTATAAGACATTCATTTCTGGTGAAGAACTTACAGTTAACCGCTATAAGTATGATGGATCGACACTAATTGAGACTACTCTTAGTGTTGCAACAATCAACGTAACACAGCTACCAAGCCCAACAGGCAAATCCTTTGGTATTCAAGCGGCGGCTGGTGTTGTTTTCCAAAAAGGTCATTTCTTATTCGCAGATGATCAAACATTAATTGTTTCCAAATACGACGATCAACCAGATGATATTTCAGTTGGTTATGAAGTAACAGAAACTCTGATTTCTTCTTTACAAGATGAAAGCCTATACGATAATGCTAACGGAAGCACAAACGAAAATGCTCCAGGTGCAGATAGACTTAAAATGATCCCTACACTTGTCGCTAAAACAACAGCGGTTGCTGATGTAGATGCAAACTTCTTTACATTAATTCGTTATCAAAACGGTTCTGCCGTAACGATTAGAGATGTTTCTCAATTCAA